CATCGCCCAGCTTGCTGGCGACGTAGCAGCGCATAGCTGCGATCAGTGGGGTGGGGCCTTCGTGCGGGATATGCTCGTCACGGTCAGCAAAAGCGTCCCATCCATCGCCGTTAGGCACCAGCTCGATCTTCTCCCTCTCAATGATCGGGCCACCCGTTGTCCAGTCAATTGACGGGCCGTAGTTCATGCTGGCAGTCCATCCCGTTGCTAGAACCCGTGTCTTGTCGTTAATTTCAAAACACATCGTGAACCCGTCATAGATAAAGCCCGTGCCTCCCTCGCACACTGCAATGGCGTAGTCCAACGGCTTGCCTATCAGTTCGCTTGTTTTAATTTTCATGCGTTCAGCTCCCCAGATTGCCAATGCGCCACACCACACGCCATGCGTTGCGATCCGCATACACCTCGTAGTGCGACCCGTAGTTAAAGTCGTACACCTCCCCAAGCTTGCGCCGCACCGTGTCGGCTTCCTCCCGTGTCCGTACCAGCGCACTGCCCGTGTGACCGGCATAGGCACGCACATCGTTGGCGTCGTCAAAGTCCACGTAGTCACGGGGCTTAGGTGCAGCCATACCCGCAGCGATCAGCGCCTCGTGCGCCAACTCCAGCACAGCAGGGGATATGCTGTGCATCCGCACCGTCATGTATAAGTTATACAGCGCAATGTCTTGCTTGCTGAACACCTTGCCCTCGCCTGCCGCATTACCCTCGCTCATAGCGACACCTCCGGTTGATCGATGTTGACGCGATACCCCAAGTCCTTGATCAGGCTCACCACCTGTGGCGTGAGCGTCTTGGACCCTGCGATCTGGGCAAAGATCTTGGCTTGTGGGCACACCGGATATACAGTGCGTCGACCATACACATCTCGCACCATGACCACGATCACTTTATCGTTCGGCTCATCAGCAGCGTGACATGTTGTCACGGGGTCGATCCCATACGCCGTACGCAATGAACTAAAGATCACGTCACCTAAACTGTTCATGTCTAAACTATTCATGCCACCCTCCGCTTGATGTTGGCCATAACAGCTGTGCCGCCATGGGCTTGGATCACGATCGAGCCACGCTTGTTGCTGCGCACACCGTCACAGGCACGGCACTGTGCACACGTCAATTTCTTCCCTGCCTCGGCACTAGCAGGACAGATCGCCTCGTTATCCAGACGCGCCACATGGTCGGGCAGTGCTACCCGAAACGTACGCCACCCCATAGCCTGAGCCTGTGCCGCTTCCTCTGCGCTGTCTGCGCTTGCCATGCACAGCGTCTTGAATATGGGCAGAAGGTCGGGGTGCTTCCACTGATGGGTATAACCTGTATGCCCGATGCTGCCATGTAGCAGGTTGATCCAGACCGTAGCAGGCACAGCCGCAGGGTCGCCGTATGTCCCCAAGCGCACCATGCGCCCCGCTACGCCTTGCCCGTCCCACACGGGGTACTTGCCAGCCTGATAGGTCTTCCACACGACGAGCGGCCCTTGCCCCACATTTACGTAACAAGTTCGACCCTTGCCCGTCCCGTCGCCTCTGTGGACACACTGGCCACAGATAGACACGTCGTCGCCTGTCTTGATGGCATCGGTAGGTGCGATGTCCTCACGCAAGATATGCGTCTGGATCACGTTGCCTGTCTTGCTGTTGCTACTTCCGGACGTGAACCCGATAGCGATCACAACGATGGGCTTGCCGTCCAGCTGGGACGGGCCGCGATAGATGACTGCGCCGTTACTCATATGTGAGCCTCGCTTTAGTGTGTGCCGTGACAACATGTCACGTTTTGCTGGCCGGTTAACGTCGCCGTTGACCGTGATAAGAGTATAGCAAGCTGGGTTGTGTAATGCAAGCCTTTGGGTAAAATATTTTTAGCTAAGCGGGGCAGTAGGTTTGTTCCGCTGTTCCGCTCTGTTCCGCGAAAATAACTTACTATATGCTTCGAAACAAGGTCTAACTTGGCTATTGTCGGAAATGGGGAGGCTCGATAGAGCGTGTCCAGCCTTCTAAACTTATATAATAAATATAATAAATTATAATATAGAGAGGGTCTTGTTCCGATGTTCCGCTGTTTTTAGGGTATAGGTTGCTGGGGTGTTTTTGATGTGCACTTGCGCAGTTGCTTTGTTCCGCAAAGTTTCGCGAACACTTTCCCCCATACCCCCTAAAAACTGCGGAACAGCGGAACAAACGTCGTTTTCCTGATATATTTCATGGGCTTAGCTTGTTCCGCTAATGTAGTTTCTCGGAACACGGCGCGGAACAGCGGAACAAAAAAAGTGCTTGACAACGGCATAATTCGGGTGATAAGCTGGTACCCAGCTTATCACTTTTGACGGGTTTTACCCCGCTCACGTCGTTAATACTTTGAACAAACGACGCTCCCATCGCCTATACTTTGTAGATTCTATTTAACGCCGTGATATGTTATCACGCTGCTAAATTGTTATAGGCCATGTTAAACAGCGCCGTGATATGTTATCACGCTGCTAAATTGTTATAGGCGACGTAGACGGGGCTGCGACGTAATCGCGACGCTTTGCGCGATCGCACGGCGTGCCCGTGTCGTGCTCGCGGCCACATAACTGGCATCAAACCACGGCGTGCTAGCGTGACTTCATTCCGTCAGGCGTGGGTGTACGTAGATGGGGGCAGGGGCGCGATGCGCTGCGCGATCGCACAAAAGAAAAGGGCCCCTTGCGGGGCCCCGTGGGTCAGGTGGGAAGGGGCGGCTTGCGCCGCCCCCTGTGGGTCAGGCCAGCTTCTTGAGCAGGGCCTGCAACTCGACACGGACAGTCAGGATCAGGTCATCCGAGACCTCGCCGTCCTTCTTGGCCAGCTGGCTGGTGCACTTCTTGAGACCCTCTTCAGCCAGCTTGCGCACAGCTTCGACGAAGGACTTGTTCGGTGCACGAGTCTCGGCGGGCCCCTTGAGGTGCTTGTCGATCTTGTTGCGCAGGTTGCGGCGAGCACTACGCAGAGCGCCATCCGTCACCTCCTTGTGCTCCTTGCACAGGGCGTACAACGTCGGGGCGTTGTCCTTGTGGTTGCGCCAATCAGCCGGAGTCAGCGACCGAAGGTAAGCAGCGGTCAGCGGGATGTCATCCGCCGTCACGTTGCGGGTCTCGGACGTGGCCAGCGTGTAGGTCGCATCCTCGCCACGCAGGACGTAGGGCGCTGCGTTGTTGCGGTCATATGCGGCGATCGCACCAGCATCGAAGAGCGCCCAGTTTGCGTCATCGCCCTTGGCAAAGTCCTTGGCGAGCTCGGGCCACACATCAAGCGCCGCTTGAGCAAACGCACTGCCACGCAGGGCCGAGAGCATGCTCTGACTTCCGATATCCTGTACACCGGTGAAGGTGACAGGGGCCAGCTTGCCGTCGACCGTGGTCGAGCGGCGGGTGTTGCGGGTCGTCATATGTGCAATCCTCAAGTGATCGTCACGACGGGATGCCGTGGCGAGATACCGTTATCCCTGAATCGATTTAATTTGTCAAGTTTTATTGTTTTGTGGCGGTTTAGCTACAGATTTGTGGCGTTCGCGCCACAACATGGCACGTTCGCGCAACGTGCTCGCGCTCACATAACTGGCATCAAGCGGAGAGGGAGAGGGCCGAAGCCCTCTCCCGATTCACCTCACTCCGCGAACATCGTGTCGAAGCAGTCCTCGCACAGCCCAGAGATGAGGAACTCGCGTTGCCCAGCCTCTGTGTGGATGTTCTTCCCCATCAGTGCGGTGTGCTTGCACTTCACACAGCATCCCTGATCAGTGCGACCGAACAGCTCGTCGCGCAGCTTCTCTATACGTGGTGTCATTTCATGTTCCTCGGTGGTGATTCAATTGCGTCCAGTATTCGCCAAGCAACCAAAGATGCGATGCCTGCTAATCCAAATGTCGACATAGAGTCCTTGGGCATGAACGGCACAAGTGCGATCAACACAAGGCCCTTGAACAAGAAGTACTTTGCGAAAGCCATATCAGTCTCCCGAAGGGGGGCGGCTTGCGCCGCCCCGTGGTAGTTAGGCGTAGCGAGAGTAGTACTCTTCCTGCGCCGCCTCGTACTCTTCCATCTCCAGCGCCAGCTTGATCTCAGCTTTGCGCTCCTGCATCGCCTTGATGCGCCAGAGCACGTTCCAGCGATCGCCTACCCAGACGCCCAGCTGGTGGGCCTCTTCGATAGCGCGTTGATCGAGGTTAGTCATATCAGCCTCCGTATCCGGTCACGTTGACCGTGAATCCATCATCTCATAGGCCATGTAGAATGTCAAGCTTTATTATCTAATTCCTAGTCCATGGGCTGGCAAGCCCGAATTGAGGGGCCCGAGACCCCACGGGGAGTGGGGAGGCCGCGTGCTGGTTAGGAGTCCCGTGCTCTCGGTATACATTCGACCCAACACAAACCCCCTCCATTTTTCCCAACTCGACCCCCCACTCCCCGTCATATAGAACTACCCCCCATGATGTTTTTGGGTCCACCCCCAATCACGTTGTATATTTATAATTTTTCTGGTAAAAACGGGACTTCACGGGAAGCTTGAGACCCGCACGATGGAAACAATACTGGCTGATATAGAGGACAACATCCCTCTGCCCAAAAACGCCGTCGAGGCGTTGCCGGAACTTAGTCCTGCACAAGAACTTGAGATGCGGGCCAGAACGATCAAGTTGCTGGCTGATTTGAACGGCACTGCGATCGCCCCGTCTGACAAGGACAAGGGTGTGGCCGAGGATCTTGCCCGGCAAATGATGGCTGACCCCAAGCTGCGCCCCGAGTTTGCCAAATACCCCGACGAGACCATGGCGTATCTGGCGGGAATGATTGCCCAGACCAACTGCATGCTGGTCGAGGAGCTCTCGGATCTCAAAATGTACGTCGTCAACCGCCTGATCATGGAGGTTGAGAGTGCCAAGGACCCCAAAGTGCGCGTCTCCGCCCTTGCTAAATTGGGTGAAGTCGACGGTGTGGACGCATTTAAGAAGCGTACTGAGATGACGTTGAAGATTCAGCCCATCGAAGAGGTCGAAAAAGAGCTTTTGAGCATCTTAGAGGGTGTGGAATACAAAGTAATTGGTGCACAACAGGTCGCGGATGCCTAAAATAACCCCTGAACAAGTCGAAAAGCTCAAACTTGCGTTGCCAACCATGACGGAGAAGCAAAAACGCAAGACTTTGGACCTTTTGAAGGCTTACCAGCACCAGATTACACAGTTAGCGGCGGAAAATTCGTTTCTAGACTTTGTCTTGCACGTCTATCCGGGGTACAAAATTGGCCCACATCATCGCAAATTGGCTGCGATCTTCGAGGATATCGCCGCTGGCAAGAAAAAACGGGTCATCGTTAACATTGCCCCCCGCCACGGCAAATCCGAACTCATTTCCTACCTTGCCCCAGCGTGGTTTCTGGGTAAATACCCCCATAAGAAGGTCATCATGGCCTCCCATACTGCGGACCTAGCCATAGGGTTTGGTCGCAGGGTACGTAACTTAGTTGGATCCGATGCATATAAAGATGTGTTTCCGCAAGTTGAGCTCCAAGCTGACTCAAAGTCTGCTTCTCGTTGGGGGACTAACTTTAACGGTGAGTATTTTGCTATTGGCGTGGGCGGTGCTCTTGCTGGACGCGGTGCTGACCTATTCATCATTGATGATCCGCACTCTGAGCAAGATGCTATGCAGAATCGAGCCGATGTGTTTGAACCGGCGTGGGAGTGGTTCCAGTCAGGCCCGATCCAGCGATTGATGCCCGGCGGTGCGATCATTGTGGTGATGACCCGGTGGAGTAAGGCAGATTTAACGGGTCAGATCATCAACCACATGACCAAGAACGACGAAGCCGACCAGTGGGAGGTGGTGGAGTTCCCCGCCATACTCAATGAGGGGCAGGACAATGTTAAGTCCCTCTGGCCTGAGTTCTGGTCGTTGGAGGCGATGCTCTCCAAGAAAGCAGGCATGGACATCCGCTACTGGCAAGCCCAGTACATGCAGGAGCCCACCTCAGAACAGGGTGCGCTGCTCAAGCGCGAGTGGTGGCAGGTGTGGGAAGAGGATGACCCGCCCAACTGTCAGTTCGTCATCATGTCGCTGGACGCCGCGCAGGAGACCAACAACCGTGCCGACTACAACGCGCTTACGACGTGGGGGGTCTTCTTCAACGATGAGACGCAGAACTTCAACATCATCCTGTTAAACGCTATCAAGAAGCGGTTGGAGTTCCCCGAGCTCAAGGCCATGGTGCTGGAGGAGTATAAGGAGTGGAGCCCGGACGCCTTCATCGTGGAGAAAAAGTCCAACGGTGCTGCGCTCTATCAGGAGATGCGTCGGATGGGCGTGCCCATCGGTGAGTTTACCCCCGGCAAGGGGCAGGATAAAATCTCGCGAGTCAATGCTGTGTCCGACCTGTTTTCTTCAGGTATCGTATGGGCGCCAGACCGCAGGTGGGCGCAGGAGGTTGTCGAGGAGTGTAACGACTTCCCCAGCGGCAGTCACGACGACTTGGTGGACAGTACGACGTTGGCTCTGCTGCGGTTTAGGCAGGGCGGGTTTATCCGGCTTCCCAGCGATGAGCCTGAGCCGGTGAAGATGTTCAAGCAGAATCGCAATCGCATGCAGGGGTACTACTGATGGCAATCGACAAGTCTCTCTATGAAGCCCCGCAGGGTATGGACGAGGCTGGACCGGGTGTCCAGATTGAGATTGAGGACCCCGAGGCGGTACGCATCGGTGTCGATGGGATGATGATTGAGCTAGGCAAAGATGAGCCTCGTGCAGAGGACTTCGATGACAACCTTGCGGAGTTTATGAGTGAGTCAGACTTGCAGAGTCTGGCCTCCGACTTGCTG